GACGCATCTACCGACGGGTCTTCTCCTATCCATGCCCCACCGCTCGCCATGCTGAGTTTGCCAATGGCGTCGGTGCCTGGATAGTACGAGATGACCGACTCGGAAGAAGCCCCTTTGAGAGCGTTGACAATCACCTCGGAGCCGCTTGTCCCGTCGTCGTATAGCCCAGACCATGACAGCGTTGGCATTTCCGTCCCAGGGTGGAATGTGGCCCCGGCAGAGCCAAACGTCGTCGCCTCATGCAGGTTGCGGGAACCAGTTAGTCCGGCCTCTGTGGTGTAGGTCGTTATGTCGTACTGGGCCATGTATACAATTGTGTCCTTGCTGTCATATAGGGTCATGTCGCCACCTGTTTTACAAACTCGAAAACAAAATCAGCCGCCGCGTATCGGCCCCCGCCGACGTCTCGATAACCCACGTTCTCAACACTGATGAGCCGCCCCGTGTCAACGGCGCTATCCCAGGTAGTGTCGGCGTCAACCGCCGCCTCTATGCTATTCGTGCCCAACGGCTCCATGTAGGCGTCCAACTCGTCGAACGCCTGCTTGGTCGAGGCCGACGAGACGAGCAACGTGCCGCGTATCGTTCCCTGGAACGTGGAACCGCCTATTGTTTGCTCGGTGTCCCGACCCTCAAACAGTAGGACCATCGCAGGCATCTCATGAACGTCCTCCGGCGGGTAATCGAATACCTGTCGGATGGCCGATATATTGCCTATCAGCGTCGACAACCCGTCCTTGGCGTTGGCTATCTCCGAGGCCATTAGATGACCCCCATCGCTATCTTGCGATAGGGCCGCACAGCCTGTTTGACGTCCTGGTCAACGCCTCGGAATATCTCCATCAGCCCACCCTCCAGGCCGACGGCATTGGCGAAGCTGGAGTCTTTGCGCTTCCACATCCTCGCCGCCTGGATAATGACCGCTTCTCTAACCGGGTCTGGGTATTCGTACACGCTGATAGCCGCGCCGCCGGAATGGGTGGCGGCAGTCGTTCCATTCGCTCCCCTCACCACTGTGAGAGTATTGCCCGAATAACTCTGAACATATAGCTGTTCGGAGTCGATTAGAATGGTATGCCCAGCCTCCACATCAGTGCGGGAAGATACCGAGAACGTGGTTGCGGTAGTCGAGGAGATAGCGTCAGCGGTCTCGGTGGCTGTGAAGGTGTGTTGCCAGAACCCCCAGACTCCAGCCACCTGGACGGTCTGTGCGCCCTGAGTGAAGTAGGACTTGGTGCCGTTTGAGTCAATCAATATCTCGGTGTAAGGGCGGGAGTTGGAGTTCTCACGGGTCGCTGGGTCGGCATTGTTCGGCCTGAGCAAATAGTCAGTTGTCGCCCATGTCGCCTCGAACGTGCGGTTGATGTCGTCGTCGGTCTTCAGAGTCGTTACGCTAACGAGGTCAGGCATCAGCATCTTGTCTTCGCCGGAGCCGTCGAAGGTTCTGGTTGCTGACAGCGCATAGAAGTGCCGATTGCAGAGGCGGTCTATGACGCGACTCTGGCTCTCTGCGAGTAGCCGAAGCCGCGTGTCGTCACCGCTTCCAGTGACGTTCAGCACCGAACTGGACTTGAGAAGGTCAACCGAGACGTAACTATTCATCAGATATTGATACGACCTCGGCTTCAGGTTTCGCTTCTAAGGCCGCTAGACGCTCTTTTAAGCCGTTGTTCTCGGCTTCAAGCATAATCATACGCATCACTTCGCCAGCGGCTGGCAGACGCCGGAACAGTTCGCCCAGCATCTCGTTGGTTATCTGCACTTGTTCGGTTGCCCCGTTCTGGTTGGTCATTGAAAAGAGTCCTCCTACGTTGCTGGTGCGAATACTAGATAGGTGACGGGATTCTCCACGTCCACCTGGGCATTGGCTTGCGCCAGTATGACGTCGCCAAACTTGTTGATTTCGGTCACGGCCCATTCCGCGTCATCGGTGATGACGAGGTTGCCCTTGGCTTTAACCCGCACAGCCGAGGCGAGGGTTACCGTCTTGGTAATACCGCCAGCGATTGCAAGGGTTAGGGTTACGTCTCCAGCCGCCATGCTCTACTCCGGGTCTGGGTCCGAGCCGTCCCAGGCCGCTATATCTGCGCCGACAGTTGTGGCGTTGGCTTTGACTTGTGCCATCTTCGCCGTGGCGATGTCTGTTTTCCAATCGCCGGACTGAGAACGGTACTCGTTCAACCCGTTAATCGCCGCATTTGCCGCTGACCTTTTCGCGGCCAGAATATCCAGCGCTTCGTCGTTTGTCATGTCTAAACTCCTAGTGCTTGCTCGATTCGTTTAAGTCTCGCGTCCATAGCCTCGTTCTGGGCGTCCATCCGCTCACGGTTCTGGAATGCCGCCGACATCGCAAATTCAAAGTCTCGGCCTAGCACCGTGAATATTTCAGGATTACCATCATTGTCGGTAGTCCGCTCTATTACTCCAACGCGCTCCATGTAGTCCAGGGCATCAGGGTCACGAAGCGCCATAGCACGAAAGTCCATTACGTCATCACGCCAACGGACGATGCCGCAACAATCAAACATTTCGTTACTGGATTTACCGCAATCATCACAGGCATAGTCGCTGAACGTCCCTGTCGGGTGAGTGGTGTTGTAGGTGGTGACAGGTGGAGTCGCGTTGGTCACGCGGAGAGCATCATTGGTTCCCAGCGCATTACTATTCGACAAAACAAAAGCGACTGAATTGCTGTTGTCGTATCCCAATCGCCAGTTAACGTCTGTTCCCGTTTGGCGATTGAATCGCACAAAAGCATCCGAAGTGCCATCGCTACCGTCTGCCGTGAGATATAGTATGGAGTTTGAGTTGGCGGCGGTGCTTGAGTTTTCGACTTTTATCATGTTATCGCCGCCAGCGTTGGTTGTAGCCACAGACAGATTATTCGCCGACCAATCGTTGCCCGATGCGCCGACGTTGAGGAGGTCGTTGTTCTCCAGACTAAAATCACCCGCATCGGTAATTTTAGCCCTTAAAGTACCGCCAGTGGTCGTGGTATTAGTGGCTGTATAGAAACGTATTTCCTCTACCGCATTCATCCACGATGACCCGCCACCAATAGTTACCTGAGAATAAGTATTCTGAACTTCTCCCCACATCATAGTCATTGGTTCTTCAGCATTAGTGTAGTGAGCCAGACCAATTCGGCTATTTTTAGTTGTGCTATTAGTACGAGTAGCGGCAGATGCGTCACTACCAAGAACAAGTGCAAAGTTACCTTGAATATCTAGATTCGCTCCATCTGCATCAGCGTGACCGCCATGCGGACTCGTCGTACCAATGCCGACGTTGCCAGCGGCTTCAATCGTCAACTTAGGGGCGGTGTCAACTTGTTCTCCCTGGCTAATCTTAAATTTCTCGCTGTCACTTCCATCATGACCAATGGCCCACGTTGCATCGCCAGAGCCAGTGCCGTCGTTGTAGAAAACAATCTTCGCATCATCTGTGGAGTTTGCATCTGAGTCGGCCTGAAGTCTTAATATCGCTGACCCTGTTCCTTGAATATTTAACGACCCAGCCGTCCAATCGGAGCCACTGTTCCCGACGTTGGTGATGGTGCTATTTTCCAAACTCAGTTCGTTGGCGATGAGGTGCATGTCAGTTGCAGTAGCAATTTTGAAACTTATTTTCGGCACATCCGTTAATACAATGGCTGAATCTTCAGTATTATCAGTGCCGTGTTCCGTGATAATAATCCCACCAGCACCATCGTTGTAGATACTGCCTTCTCTAGCATCTCCAGATTCAGTCAGGCGAATATGCGGCGAGGCAGTTGTCCCTGTTTTCTCAAGGTGGAGTAACGCGCTGTCGGATGCCGTAGCCCCAATCGAAACATTCCCATCGAACCTCGACACGCCAGCGTCCACGAAGAGGGCGTAGGTGTCGGCGTCCTCGATGTAGAGGCCGTAGTCGTTAGTGGCCCCTGCGGTCATGTCCTCTATCCAGATACCCGCCTGCGTGGTGGGGGTTCCAGAGGCATTGGCGATGCGGATGGCTGAGGCTTCAGCCAGTGTTACACTCCCCGCCTCAGTAGGAGCAACCACATATATATTAGTAGCTTTATTG